ACCAGAGTTCTCTTTGGCGTAAAACTAGGGATAGCTATATTCTATCTAATCCTCTCTGTGCTGAGTGTCTTAAACACGATCCGCCTATATACAGACCTGCTTACGCGGTAGACCATAAGGTTGATATAGTAGATGCCCCACATCTTTCCCTATCCCATACTAATCTTCAATCCCTATGCAAATCATGTCACAGTAAGAAGACCACAGCAACCCAATATGAGGATCTAAAACTCAAAAACAGAAAGTGGATTATATAATATAAAGAATCATATTTATGGGAATACTCAAAACAATAAACAGAAACCTGTACTCATTTACTCTTAAGGTAATAGAATTAAGAACAAGAATGGTACGTAAGAAAATAGAATTATTACACAGCAAAAGAGAAATAATTGGGAAAAAAGGGTAAGAAGTTTTCAGAAGCACATAAGAAAGCCCTAGCCATTGCCCAACAAAAGAGGAGAGCGGCTGATGGTACCAGTCGTAGAAGCGAAGAAAAGAAACAAAAAAGAATAGATTACTGTGCTGTTGATGTATTCTACCTAAAGAACCTTAGGACCATGATAAGGGCAATGGAACGTAACCCTAAACATGATCCTCAAGACTATAAAGACTTACTTAAATATAGAGATATAATGGCATTTAGAAGCAATACAAGGTATAGACAATATCAAGTAATAACAAGAAGTGTAGAGAATTATGAGAGTATAAAGGATAGATTTGCTGATGCTCCAAGCAAACAACAAAACAAACTGTATGATAATTACATGTACTTCCTTAAGACTGCTCTTAATAGAATTATAATAAAGAATGAGGAGACTGATGTACTGCAAACTACCAAGAAGTTTCTGTATCCTGACATAGAGCTATCTGTACACTACCTGTATTCTCTTAAGGGACTCTACAGATACTTAAAGGACCCATCAATAGTTGATCCATTAGAGCTTGAAGAGCTTACAATAGGCTTCACCGGAATACTTGAAGAGCTCAACCTCTCCGAGTACAGCAGAACGATTAGATTCCCTATAAATAGGCCGTCAACAGACAAGCCCTAAGCAGTCTCAAAACATCCCCAAAAAGGGACATCAATGCCCCAACCCTCACGTGTCTCAGGATATCTCCAGCACACCATATAGGCCCAAATGATAGATTTTGGTGGCGTCACGAAATCACGTCAAACTTTTTTCACTCACAGTAACCCTCAGGATTCCCATTTATAAACCCAGGGTCCCACCAGTCTAAGAAGTCTGTACGTCCAATATGAACAATCATCTGGACCGTTGGGATGCCTAGAGGTGCCCAAAGAGGCCTTTAGTATACTGAAGCTTTGAGTCCTTTTGGGGTCCTTTTTTGGAGAAGATGTGAGCTTTGCCGGAAGTATAAATGGAGGTTGTGATATATAAAAGAAAAGAGACTATTATGATAACAGTTAAACCTCCAAATGGGATGACAAACCAAGAATACGTTGACTCACTATCAACCACCGAAAAATCGATATATGATAATCTCAATGATGATGCAAACGTTAATGTGACGCTCACTGAGGATAAGATCTTCGCCCATCAACACACTAAGGTGGAGGTGAACATGTTCGTTGACAATAAGATAAAGGTTAAGTATTACAAGAGGTTCCCAAGACATAACTATCTTGAGTACAACATACCTATCGAACAGTGGGAAACAGCAATTAACAATTACTTTAAAGAAGGATAAAAATGGATCTTAAAAAACAAATAGTGGCGTTTTTGGAAAAGAACACCGAATACGAATGGGTTGATGATTCTCTCATTGATGAATATGTTGCTAATGTTGATTTTGCAAAGCAGGCAAGAGAACTCATTAACCAGGAAGGTATAGTTGGTACTGAAATAAGGAAGACTTCTGGTAAGAATCCACAAGAATATGAGATTCAAAAGAAGAATCCTGCGTTTGATGTTTATAATAAGGCTCTAGACAATATGACAAAGATAGTCACGAAGTTAGGGATTAGCCCTTCAGATAGAATAAAACTAAAGATACTTGCCATAGAACAAGAGGACAAAGATGACTTATCGGATTTCGATTAATGTTTGTTAAAATAGAAACTAAAGATAATTGAAAATCTATAATATTAGAACTAGCAAATCAAAGATATTTTACAATTGTAACTGGGGTCTCGGTGTTCTATGCTAGTTCATACTGAGGCCCCTTTTTTTACGACTATGAAAGAAACAATTTACGTCTATTGCACAACAAATCAAATCAATGGAATGAAGTACGTTGGTATGTCTAATCTTAAAAACCCAAGATATTTTGGTGGTGGTCCAAAACTTCATGATGACATTAGAAAATATGGGAAAAATAACTTTACAAGATCCATATTAATGAAGTTTGATAACAGAAAGGATGCTCATGAGTATGAGGGTTTATACATAGAATTACTTAATACAATGTGGCCATTTGGTTATAATACTGATAAAACGGGTGGAGCTGTTGGTACATCAGGTTTAAAACCTTGGAATAAGAATAAGACTTATAAAATGAAAAAACAATTTAGTGAAATAACTAAAAAAAGGATTAGTGAATCAGGAAAAGGTAGAGAACCTTGGAATAAAGGAAAGAGATTATCTAAAGAATATAGAAAAAAACTAAGTGAATCACATAAAGGAAAATCAAATAATTGGGAAGGTAGAAAACATTCTGAAGAATCAAAGAAAAAGATGAGTGAAGCCCATAAGGGTATAAAACTTTCTGAAGAAACAAAGAAAAAGCTTAGTGAAGCTAGTAAAAAATATTGGGCAAAAAGAAAAGCAATGAATGAAGCGGCTTAAGAAAGCAGAATATATCGATTATTGTTGGAAAGTAGGAAACCAATACGCTAAAGATATTAAGTCAGGTAAAATAGTTGCTAATCGTTGGATTAAAGCAGCAATAGATCGTTATGAGAAGGATTTAAAAAATAAAAAGTATCACTTTAAAAAAGAAGAAGTGAGAAAGGTGTTTGGATTCTTCTCGGTATTGAATGTTGATCAAAAGGGAAATCAATTCAAGTTGATGCCCTACCAGTGCTTCATACTTATGAACCTATTTGGTTTCTACTATAAGAATAGTGAAAGGAGAAAGTACAACTATGCTCTTATTTTTGTTAGTCGGAAAAACGGGAAAACAGGATTCATAGCAGGATTACAACTTTATTTCATGATCTCAGTTCCTGATCCATTATGTCTTAGTGTTGGTCATTCACCAGATGCTAGGTCTCATACAGCTAGAGCAGCTGCCACATTTGTGTACCAGACTCCAGAACTTATAAAAAGACTTCAACCACAAGGACCACAATCATCCAAGAATAAGGTAGTCTTCAAGAAGGAGGGAAAACCTGGAGTTCTACAATCAGTAGTATCAACAGCAGAGCGATTGGATGGATTTAGTACTAGTAGTGCTGTTTTGGACGAGATACATGCGTATAATGATGACTCTTTATTCAATGTAATTAAATCATCAACAGGAACTAGATTTTCCAACAATGAGAATCCAATGGTTACACTTATTAGTACTGCTGGTTTTAAGCCTGTTGGTTTTTGTGCTGATATGGTAACAATAGGTAAAAGAGTATTGGATGGACAGGCAGAAGATGATTCTTTTTTCTATATGATTTATACATTGGATGATGAGGATAATGGTAAATGGGAAGATGATTCAAAATGGATAAAAGCAAATCCAGCATTAGGTGAAATACTTGATATTGAGTACTTAAAATCAGAGTTTACACAAGCAAAGAACTTAACAACTCAATTACCAAACTTCCTAACAAAACACCTTAACATATTTGTAAACGAAACAAGTGAATGGATAAGTAGAGGAGTTTACTCAAAGGTATGTTATAATGCTGATCCAGCTCTTTATAAGGATCTTACTGGATTTATTGGACTTGACCTTTCAGCAACAAGAGATTTAACTTCTTTAGTAGTTGTATTTTATGATCAAGATAAAGACTTCTATTATGTCATACCCTATTTTTGGAGAGCAAAGAATGAGGATAAAAGGTTTAGAAAAGGAGGACAAGATCTTAAGGAATGGATTGATAAGGGTTACATAACAGAAAGTTCTAAAAAGACTATTGATTACAACCAAGTATTTGAAAAGATAAAGGAACTAAACCAACAATTTTACATTGGTAGTATTACTTTTGACCGTTACCTATCACAATTGGTACTTCCACAAGTTGAAGGCTTAAGTCGTTTGGATGGTAGTCCAATTAACATAGAACCATTTGCACAAACTGCTTATAAATATAGCTTTCCAATGACTACTTTTGAAAAATCAATATATGATGGTAATTGCTCGTTAACTGATAATCCAGTATTTCAATGGAATATTGATAATGTAGTTTTGTATTATGATACCAATGGAAATATAAAACCCATGAAGAATAAAGGTAAGGACGCGATTGATGGTATAGTTAGTGCTGCCATGGCATTTAATGGTGCATTGAGTTGGTATAACTTAACTGAGGAATCTAGTACCTAAAAGCTTTTAAAGAGTAGATATATATAAAAAATAACATAAGAAAAGAATTATGTCAATATGGAATGACCTCTTAGAATCATTGAAGGTAAGCGTGGCACCCACAACAGACGCTAAATACCTTATAGAGAATCTCGACAATAAAGCTAATAGATTTGAAAAGAAAGATGCCGCAAATGTTAGCACTATTTATACTTGTCTTGAAATAAAATCTGACACTATAGCAAGGCTTCCCTTAGATGTTAAACAGGAATCTCCTGGAGGCGACACTACTCTAAAGGATGACCCACTTCATTACCTTCTTCACTTCCAGCCTAATAACTATACCAATGCTTTCCAGTTTTGGTGGACTATTGAGTTTTATAGGAACCTAAGAGGTAATAGCTTTGCTAGAATATTTAGAGATGCACGAGGAAGACCCGAGTCTTTAAAGATAGTGTATCCAGATGATGTTGTGGGGTATAGCCTATATAACAATCAACTTTACTATTCTTATCACGAGAGAAAGCTAGATGGGTCCTTAAAGGAACAACCAACTAAGGTTAATAGTACTGAAATGCTACACTTTACTTTTGGTAGTATTGATGGTATCTTTGGTATTGATCCAATCACAAAGCTTATGTCGGAGCTTGGTATTAAGGTAAAATCTAGTAAGACACTTGAAAACCTTTATACAAATAATGCTCTTAATAAAGCATTGGTACTTCCTAATGTTAATAACGAAAGTACTAAAAAGCAAATTGAGGAATTCAACAAAACAAGTGGTGTTGACCAAACAGGTAAGTTAAGACAACTTCCATTTGGATCAGAACTTGTTGATATGAGTCTTGATCTTAATGCTGTTCAATTCATTGATTCTCAAAAGTTCACAGTAACTCAAATTGCTGCACTTTACAGAATACCTGCTCATATGTTAGGTATATTGGAACAAACTAAGTTCTCATCTGTGGAAGCAATGACACTTGATTTTAAATCCAATTCTATATCACCAATAGCAAAACTCTATAAAAGAGAATTAGAATCCAAGTTGTTAACACAACAGGAGATACTTGATGGTAAGGTAATTGAATTCAATACAAATGCATTGATAGAAACTGATCTTGATACTAAGAATAAGATCATCACTGACCAAGTAATGAAAGGACTTATTTCTCCTAACTATGCTGCTAGCATTTATGGTTATCCTCAGTATGATGCTGGTGAAGATCATTGGATGCCATCGAGCTCAATGTTTGCTGAGATAAGACACAAATCTGATACTGAGAAGCTTGATCAATTGATTAATCCTCCAGAGGAAGATACCGAGTAAAAAACGGATACACTATAAGATATATAAAATAAATAAATAGCTAACTATGGAAAATAGAAGTTATAACCCCGAAGCATTAGAACTTAGAGCCATCACAGATGATGATGGTAAAAGGTATATCCAAGGATATGCTGCTGTTTTTAACAGTAGATCTAAGTTACTATCTGACTTTGGACAGCTATTCTATGAAGAACTTGAACCTGGCGCATTCACCAATGCTCTTAATGATGACGGCTTAAACGTCGTATTTGTTGCGAATCACAATCGTGAACAATTACTGGCGAGATCCGCAAGCGGCACATTGGAACTAAAGGAGGATGACAGAGGTTTATATTTCAGGGCGGACGTCCCTGATACACAATTAGGTAATGACGTTTACACGTTAGTTGAGAGAGGTGATCTCTTTGAAAACTCTTTTGCTTTTAACTTGGATTCTGAAGGTTACAGATGGACTGAAACTGATGAGGAGATTCCTTTGAGAATCATCTCAAACGTAAGAAAACTTATGGATGTTTCAGTAGTTACTGATGGAGCTTACGGAGAAACTGTCGTTGAGGCCAGAGGTCTTAAGGAGTTTGTTGATTCCAAGAACGAAGTTGAGGAAGAAGTAGAAGAAACCACTGACGATACTGATGATGTTAAACTAAGAGCCAAATTGATACAACTTAAAAATAAAAACTATTAAAATGAAAAAGTTAAATGAATTAATGCAATCTCGTGCCGCTATTAACGATCAGATTAATGACATTATAGCAGCTGATGAGCTTACTGATGAACAAAGAGCTCAAGTTACTGAGCTAGAAGGTAAGGTTGATTCCTTAAAGGAAGAAATCGAATTCCTAAAGCGTCAGGAAGAAAGAAATGCTGAAATGGCATCCGTTAACATCGTTGAGAGCAACACTAAAGATGACGAAACTGGTTCAAACCTAGTTCGTTCACTTAATGAGCTTTTCACAACTGGTCACATTACAAGTGATTACAGAGGTAAGGAAGGATTCGTAATCCCTTCTACTATCTTTAGAGCAGACCCTATCCTAACAACCACTAACACTGGTATCATCAACAAAGTTGTTGACCCTACTGTTAGCATTAAGAGATCTTATGGAGAGCAATTCCTAAGAGACCTTGGTGTTCGTTTCTACGAAGGTGTTACTGGTAACCTTGTTCTTCCTTCAATGGCGGAAACAACTGCTACCCTTACTGCTGAGTCTGGAACTGCAACTTCTGCAAGCCAAGCTCCTACTTCAAATACTCTTTCTGCAAAGAGAATTGACGTAGTTCAAGGATATAACAGAGAATTCCTTGCTCAAACTTCTGTTTATGATAGCTTACTACAAGACCTTGTAGATTCTATTGGTGTACAGATGGTTTACACATTCTTCGATAACATGGCAACTGATGCTGTTGATGCATCTGTAGCAGGTACCACTGCTGGTGTTACTTACTCAGACGTTCTTGGTCTTGAGAAGAACCTTGCTGATGTAATGGGAGATATTAAGTTCGTAGGAACTCCTGCTTTCAAGCAGTATCTTAAGAATCTTAATGCTTCTTCTGCAAACATCAAGTTTGCTTGGGGAGATGATAACACTCTATTAGGTCTTCCAGCAATGGCAGCTAATGGTGTTAATGCTAATCAATTATGGTTAGGTGACTGGAGCAAGTCTGCACAGGCAATGTTCGGTGACATGGAAATCATAGTTGACCCTTACTCTGTGAAGAAATCAGGTAAAGTAGAGGTATACGCAGTTCAGCTTGCTGACTCTGGTACTTCAAACTACCGTCACTTCTCATGGATTACTGATGGATCAATCGGTGTATAATCACTGAAATCTTTATATTGTTTTGAGATTATAGTCGTAACTCAAACCCAGGGAGCTCGTTCTGAGCTCCCTTTTTTGTTGCGTTCTGCTTCCAACCATGAAGCGTTGATATATATAAAAATAAGCAAAAGTAGAACGATGAATTACTACAATAATTACGAAATAACTACAGCCAGCACCAAGTTAATCTACCACGTTACATTAACTGAAGCCAAAGAACAATTAGGATTAGTGTTCTCACAAGATTATGATGATAATTACATCAATAGGTTAATTAAAGCAGCCCACCTTGAATGTGAAGCATACATTCAAAAGGATATTGCAAGAACCAGGAATGTAGCCCAAATATGGGACTTTAGCGGTGATTTTATCAAGATAGAAAAAGGTCACTTCAATGAGTTTGAATCCATTAAGGACACCAATGACACTGAGAGAACAACGGTCTCAACAACCTTAAGGACATATCCTGAATGGTTTGAGATTGAGCTAGCATCACCAGTTACATCTGATCCACTAACGGTGACCTACATCACAGGATTCGATGATGGAGCATGCCCAGAGTTGATAAAGCAAGCCATACTTATGAAGATAGGTGCTTACTATGATTTTGAACGTAACGGTTATGTTGGTGGTTCCTATAAGGATAACAAAACTGCTGAGAGGTTGCTCAATAATTACATGAGTGTTGCACAACTTCACTAAAATAAGATGATGATATGAACCCATATACGGAAGTAATAACTGTAGAGAAACTAACAAAAACTAAGGATGATGTTGGTACACCAGTTGAGGTGTGGTCAGAACTTTGTGTTGTTAGAGCATCAGTAAAACAGAATCCAGGAGGAAGACTTTATGACCAAGATCCACAAATGAACTTTCATGAGTTTAATATGACATTCTATACAAGATTCATAGAAGGAATAAACTATCAATGTAGGATAAAGTATTGTGATGATCTATTTGTGATTAGAAGTATAACTCCTATAATGAGAAGAAAAGGACATGAGCTTGTATGTTCAAGAAAACTATCTGATGGAAGATAATGGCAGCTAAGATTGAAATAATAGGAATGAAGGAACTTGAAAAGTTACTTAATAGCATACCTGATAGTGTTGCTGTAGATGCTCTTAGGAATATTAATCGTGCTGGTGGTCAAGAATACAAGGCTGAAATGCAATCTCAAGCACCAGTAGGTAGTGATAATATACATAGGAACATTAGAATACAAAATGATCCAGAAGATAAGACTGCCATATTCATTGGTGTTTCAAATAAAGCTTATTGGGCTAGATTTGTTGAGTTTGGTACTAAGGTTAGAACAACAAAGGGTAAGGGACCAATAATATATGGTAAAGCAAATAGAGGTCAAATGAAACCAGAACCATTTATAGCACCATCAATAGAAAAGGCTACACCAAGAGCAATAGATAGCATATTCCAAAAGATGGGTAAGAGAGTAACTTCCTACATCAAAAGGTACACTAAAAAAATATCAAAATAATGAGCTTAAAAACAGAGATATACGACCTACTTGTTGCAGATTCCAGTATTAATTATTGGGTTGGTGATAATATCTATCATAATATATTACCATTAAATCAAGATACTTCGGCAAACTCACTAGTATATATGTCAAGGATAGCAACTCCAACTCATACTATGAATGAAAGAGACATTAGTGAGGAATATAGTGTAACTATAAAGATAGTTGGTACAAGTCCGGTTAATAATGAAAATATAAATAGAGAAGTAAGACGAACAATGCAAGCATACTCATCTGCTAATATTGCTGATGTTATGTTTGAAAGAGATATAGATGTGTATGATGAAGATAATGACTTATATACTGAGTCATTAGATTTCACTGTATATTACTACAATTAAAAAAGGATTTAATCCTTTAGATATATAAATAAATAATAAAATAAACTAACGATAGAGACATGGCAAATGAATTATTATCCAAAACTATGGTTATCTCGCTTGATGGCAATCCAATAGCAAGAACTACAGGTTTTAGCTTCAACGTTGATAAAGAAACAGTAGACGTAACGTCTTTCGATTCAACATCTAGTTGGAAGGAATTCCTTGTAGACTTAAAAGAGGCCGAGATCTCGTTTGACGGTCTTGTGTCAAGAGATAGCTCAAGTTCTACCAATGATTATGAAACATTGTTAACTAACATTATGACTTCAGATGCTTCTGTTGCATTCTTACTGGATGACTCAGCAGCTCCAACTGATATTACTGGTGCTGGTTATCTAACTAACGTTTCACTTACTGGAAGTTTAGGAGACAAGCAGACTTATAGCGGTACGCTTAAGCCTACTGGTCCAATATCCATAGCGTAAAACTGACGACCTTTTTTTTCATAATAAATAATATAGGTGGGAGTAATTCCCACCTGTATTAAACTAAACGTATATTATGATAAAATATCTCAAAACACAAGATGGAGAAAAGATACCTTTTTGTATCTCATACTCCGCATTAGCCGCTTGGGCTGATGAAACTAATAAATCCTTTGACGACTTGGGTGATAACCTTAACATGGCTGAATTAGAGCCATTATTTTATTATGCCCTATTAGCCGGAGCGCGTCAAACCAAACAACCATTCCCTGATTATGATCGTAAGAGTGAGGAATACCTATTCCTTATTGACGATATATGGTTTGACTTCATAACTGCAATGCCGGATTTTTTCCAAGGGCTGGTTCCTACAAAATAGAAAGCACTGATGGATCCCAATCTGAATCTGAAGAAGAGGAGGATTGGGATTGGAATGATACAACAGTTCTTTTGGGTATGGCAGTATCGTATGCTGGTATAAGACCTAAAGACTTTTGGGATCTAGCCCCAGTAGAACTAAACAAAATACTCACATTCACGGCAAAGAAAAGAAAGGATACTTATGAATCCCATTATAGGGATATGTATGAAAGTATGAGATTACAAACTCTTTATCTTGTTAATGCTCAACTTCCTGGTAAGTCACAAGTAAAGTCTTTAGAAGCTTTAATGCCATTACCATGGGATAAAGTAAAACATAAACCACAAGAGGTAACTCCATTTACTGATGAAGAGGCTGAATACTATAAAAATAAGATACAAAAATCATCTCAAAAGAGTTCTGGTCCTGATATTAACTATCCAGAGTTCAAGGACTATCTAAATAATATAGAAAGATAGAGAGATATATAAAATAAAATCCTTGATAAATGGCCAAGAATAAGATAATGACGGATCTTGCGGTTCGTATCTCAACACAAACAGCAGAATTAAAAAAGGGACTTAGAAAAGCATCAGGTCAACTTAAGACCTTTGGAATGAAGGCTAAGACTGCCAGTAAAGAATTCTCAGCTGGTTTTAAAGGTGCTTTTACAGGTGTTGCCGGTATGGCTAATCCTATGATGGCCCAATTAACTTCAATATTGGGTGGCGCTACCAGTGGAATGAAAGCACTAACAAAAGGAACTAAACTATGGAAGGTTGCCATAGCATCTACTGGTGTAGGATTGCTGGTGATAGCCTTAGGAGCATTGGTCACCTGGCTTAACAATACAAAAGAGGGTATGCTTGTAATGAGTAGAGCCACTGAAGTTGTTAAAGCAGTTATAGGTGTTGTTCTTGATCGTATAGCCAAGTTTGGTGGTGCTATAGTTAAACTATTTAGTGGTGATTTTCAGGGTGCCTGGGATGATGCTAAGGGTGCCGTAGCAGGTGTTGGTGATCAAATAGTGGATGTTGCTAAGAAAGCTGATCAAATAGCCAAGGATGAGGATGCTAATACTAAAAAGGAGATAGCCAATAAGAAGAAGATTGCCAAGCTTCTTGAAGAAAATGGTAACTTAAGATTAAAATCAAGAGATATTGATAAGTACACTGCTGATGAACGTCAGATGTTTGCAGCACAAGAACTTAAGAACTTAAGAGAGGTCAATAAAATGAAGACTGAAACTCTTGATGATGAGATAGATCTTCTTGAAAGACGTCAAGCCTTGGGTGAGAATACACTTGAGGATGATATGGAGCTTGCTAATCTTCAACAAAAAAGAGCCCAAGAAGTAAAGAATATGCTCTTACAAGAGAAAGAGCTAATGATGCTTGGCCAAGATATTAGAAGACAAAAGGAAGCACAAGAAAAGGCTGAGATTAAGATTGCTGAAGCAAAACAAAAGCAACTTGCTGCCGATCAAAAGATGGCTGAAAAACTCTTTGGTAAAAAGGTTACAAAGACTGAACCAAAGATGGATAAAGATCTTCTTGATAAGAGGATGCAAGCGCTTGGTGATGCAGCAGAAAAAGAATTAGAGATTAATCAAAACAAGCTTGATAGGATAGCAGAACAAGAGGCTCAAGCTGAAGCAGAAAGGCAACAAAGACAACAAATGACCTTTGATTTCATCAATGGTATGATGGATGCTATGGCTAATATACAAAGAGCCAATATGAATAAGGAGTTGGCGGCGGCTGGTGATAATGAGAAGAAGAAAGAGGAGATTAAGAAAAAGTACGCTAAGAAGGAAAAGAAAATGGCAATAATGAGGACACTTATATCAGGTGCTGAAGGTGTTGCTAAAACTATAGCAACATTAGGTATGCCACTTGCTATTCCTTTTATTGCATTGGCTGCAGCAACTACAGCAGCTCAAATAGCAGCAATAGCCTCACAAAACTTTGCAATGGGTGGTGTTGTTGATAAAGGATTCTCATTAGCCACAGTAGGAGAAAGAGGTAAGGAGACAGTAGCATTACCTAGAGGATCTAGAGTTGTATCTCATGCTGATACAATGAAAGCACTTGGTCAATCTAATGGAAAGGCTGTTAAAGTAATGGTTGAGGATGTATTAATCAGAGGAGAAGATCTTAGAATAGTGCTATCTGAAGCAAATAGAAGAAAACTAAATACACTATAAAATATGGCTTTACAAGACGTTCGTTATAAGTTAGAATACGGTGATCCAGATGTACATCTAGAATATCAGTTTTTAATAAGAGAAACTGCTGGTAATATTATAAATGATACTAGCATTAACTATCTTATAGGTGTTGGTGAAGCACCCGCAGTATTTAGAAGAAGAGCAACAAAGACCGATGGTGATCTAATCATGGCAGGTACTGAGTTATCACTTGAATTCTATGCAACAGTTGATCAATTGGAAGAATATGATGAACTATATAAAGGTGATTATAAGAGATTCAAGGTTGATTACTATAGAAGACAAGGTGCATCAAACTTACTTGTATGGCAAGGATTTGTTAAACCTGAAAACTGTAGTAGAGAATTCATAGAAAAAGATAAGCTTTATCGTTATAGTATAACTGCAACTGATTTATTGGGTGACCTTAAAAAGATAGAGTTTAAAGACTCAAATAATAACATATACAGGGATGTACAACCACTAATAGTACAAACACAAAGAGCACTTCAAAGAATAGATGATAATTACCTATTCTTACCATTCTACATACAACTCAATACATATGAGGATGCTATGGATAGTAGCCTTGCACAAGTCTTTACTGATATAGCAGTAGATAGTAGAAGATGGGAAAAGGTTTCTGATGGTCTAATTAATACCAATACATGTTATGAAGTATTGGAGGATATGCTAAAACCATTTAATTGTACACTTACACAAGCAGATGCTGGTTGGAGAATAATTAATTACCATGAACTATCATCAAAAACAGACCAGATTGTATGGGATACAAGTACTGTTGGATTTACTGGTGATAGTAATCTTATTGTTGATATTAGTAGCTATAAGTTCTTGGATTATGGTTCTTTAGAATTTAAACAACCACTTAGAGAATTAAAAACAATCGTTAAGAATAGAACAGAACTAAATGGAGAACTAAGTAATGGTGATTTTAATACAGCAAGCTTAGCTATAGATCCATGGGCACATAACTCTCAACCAGATCCTAATATTACTTGGGATGTTGTATCTAATGGAGGAAATAATGAAATGAGATTGGAGTGGGACTTTAGAGGTTTAGGTTTTACTGGACAAACTGATGCATCAATGTACTTTTGGTTAGTAACAAGTCCTGGAGCAGCTCCATCAGAGAATTCATCATTTGAATTACAGTTCGATGTTAGGTGTCTTGCTAGACAGACATATGCTGGTGCAAAGACATTAAATGTCAGAGCATCCCTATATACATCTGGTAAGGTTGGAACTGGTGATCTACAAGAATTACTTACTGATGAAACTGTATCTTTTAGTGATCCAGTTTATGACTATACAAGAAGAAAGTTCAAATGGAAGTGGAACACTGGTATAACATCCCACTACTTTACAATAACAGGTAACTTTGCTCAGCAAGTATATGGTGATCTTAGGTTTGATAACTTCAGACTCATATACAATGAAAATGAAGAAACATCAATACAATTATCTTATGATAAGTTATATAGAACAGAGAATAATGGTCTTAGTCTATATGATAGCGCAAATAGAACCATTAATCTTAGTGATGGCCAAAACCAAGAAGATGTTGGTGCATTTAGATTATTAACAGATAGTTCCATAACAGAGGGTAGTTGGTATAGATGGAATGAGGATGCATCAGCAAGTATACAAAAGAAATACAACATCAATATATTGGAGAATAGAAGTACGTATGCCAATTATATTAGAATCAAAATATTAGATGATAGTAACACATTAAGACCTTATCAAATATGGCAACTAGATGGTCACTATTATAGGATAATAGGGTACACAGAAGTTCTTAAAAAGAAGTGGAGAGAAATATCTGCAGAACTTGAAGAAATAATTACTGATCCTATAGATTCTAGTACATATACAACAGTACTTACAAGTGAAGATGGTCAGATTAATGATTCTCCTGTTATTCCACCATTACGTCTTGATATTCCACTTACTGGAGAGTATAATCTTGGATTTGGTACGATATAGTTAATGAGCTGGTGATCCTTCCCAATACTCGCTGGAGGATGGGATATATAAAATAAAATAACCGGTCATTTCATCATTATGTCAACAGGAAATACTTACCAAAACAACGTAACCGGATCAGTAACTCTCACAACGCCGGTAAAGGGTACAATAATCAGTGCATATACCACAATAATAGGTACGGGTACCGGTGATGCCTTTGATAGATTAGATAATTACAACGCTATTCAGGATAGCAGCATCCTAATCAATACAATTAACATTGCTCAACATGATGCTTCCATAATAAGGATAGATGATTATAGAGCAATACAGGATGTTAGTATTGCTGCACTTGGTGGTGAGGAAGTTACAACAAAAACATATGTTGATGGATCTCTTGGACAAAGAGATGCTTCCTTATTTGTATTATTCACAGAGAATGATATTCAAGATAGTTCTATACTCTATAATCTAGAACAAACAATAAGAATCGATGCTTATAATGCAATACAAGATGCTTCAGTACTTGCAGAAATAACACGAATAGATATTTACGCATCAGTACAAGATGCAAGCATACTCCTTAACACACAAAATATAGCTCAACTCGATGCTTCTGTTATAAGAATTGATAGTTATAATGCTATTCAAGATGCTTCTGTTCTTGCAGAAATAACTAGAATTGATAATTATCAAGCAATACAGGACGCTAGCACTTTAGCAGAAGTTAATCGTATTGATACTTATAATTCTATTCAGGATGCCAGTATCCTTGTTGGTCTTCAATCATCACAATACGATCCTATCCAAGATGTATCGATAGCACAACACGATGCAAGCATAGTAAGAATAGATCAATACACTGCTATACAGGATGCATCCATATTCATAGGCCTTCAGGCATCCAATTACGATCCCATCCAAGATGTTAGCATCGCCCAATTGGATGCTTCCGTTAGCAGGATTGATGCTTATAATATAATCCAAGATGCAAGTATACTTGCTAAAGCAGCATTACTTTCAGAACTTGATGATGTTTCAATAGTTTCAATAAGTGATGACAATGTATTGGTTTACGACGCATCTGATTCCTTATGGAAGAATGCAGTTGATATAGATGCTTCATTCTATAATGTAGTTGATGCCTCAGAGTACTTCTGGATTCTAGCTGATACATCTGTTTCTAATCCGCTTGATAGGCAAGGTTTCCTATATGATGCATCTTGGGGACTATGGAGAAACTGGGATATAGTTGATGTTAGCATATATGGTGTTGTTGATGCCAGTGAGTATTTCTGGATTCTTCAAGATACCAGTATTATTGATGCTAGTAATGGAGACTTATTAGTATGGGACTCAAGTTTTGGTAAATGGTTCAATAGTAGAAATATTGAAGTCATAGATGAGTATACTGCAATACAAGATACTAGTATTGCTCAAGCACTTCAAAGTGGTACTTATGACCCTATTCAAGATGCTTCAATAGCACAACTTGAAACTGATGTTACCAGAATTGATGGTTACAATGCGATACAGGATTCATCCATAAATCAAGCATTACAATCAGGTGCTTATGATCCTATTCAGGATGCTTCCATAGCTCAATTGGATGCTTCAGTAATTAGAATAGATGGTTACAATACTATTCAGGATTCAAGCATAGAGCAAGCATTACAATCTGGAGCTTATGATCCAATACAAGATGCTTCAATCATAGCAAATGAGGATAACATAGCTCAGATTGATGCTTCAGTTGTTAGAATAGATGCTTTCCTTCTAAATCCTACATTCCAAAATGATATTAATCTGGACGGTAGCATAGTATTTGATGCAAGTGGTAACATAGTTAATGTTGGACATATTGACTTTTGGAATAGTAATGGAGATCCAGATCACCTTGAAGGAAGAGTATTTTATGATTCTACAGAAAAGGCTCTGACTTACATGAATGATCAAACTGATATGAGATTACAAGTTGGTCAGGAGATGGTTGTTAGAGTTAGAAATAATCAAGGATTTTTAATTGATGATGGTAGTGTTGTTAAGATTAGTGGAGCAACTGGTAATAGACCAACCATAGAATTAGCTAATTCTGATATACATACTCCAACCGCAATATCTGAAAACCACATACTTGGTTTAGCAACTCATGATATTGCTAATAATACAGATGGTTTTGTTACAGTGTTTGGATTGGTTTCCAACCAAAATACATCAGCATTCTCAGAAGGAGATATTCTTTACGTGGATGCTAGTGTTGCTGGTAACCTTACTAATGATGCACCACCTGCACCTTATGATAAGATAAAGATTGGTACCGTTACAGTTGCACATGCAACTCAAGGTAAGATCTTTGTATCACCTAAGGAGCCTGTTCATTTTAGCGATATTAGTGGGCTTGATGATAGCTCCACTGCTGTTGCAAACGGTGCACTCTGGGTGTACGATGACAGCTCAATGTATTGGTACACTAGCGATCAATTACCTACTCGTGTGAGTGCCCTAGAAGCTTATAATACAATACAGGATGCCAGCATTAATGCGGCAAACCTTCTTGGCGGGCTTGATGATGTTTCAATAGTAACACCTAGTCAGAATCACATAATACTTTATGATGCAAGCGATTCAATCTGGGAGAACGGAATAGGTTTCAACACCGATTCATACCAAGTTGTGGAGGCCTCCACTTACTTCTGGATACTTCAGGATACCTCTGTAAGCAATAAGCAAAATGATGATGTTCTTGTATATGACTCTTCATGGGGATATTGGATCAACCAGAATATAAGTGATTTCCTTAATGACCAAGCATCAACTCAGGATGCATCAATAGTTATCCTTAGAGCTGACATAGCCCAACTTGATGCTTCAGTTATTAGAATAGATGGTTACAATGCAATACAGGATGCAAGTGTCTTATCTGAATTCGGCAGGATTGATACCTATAACGCCATACAAGATTCAAGCATAGATACTAATGCTAGTAACATATCTACCAATACTTCAGATATTTCAAATATAGAGAGTGAACAAAATGTTCAGAATATTGCTATTTCAGATAATGCTCTGGATATATCAACAAATCAGTTCAATAATGATCAGGAGTTCAGCTCAATAGATACTTACCAAGGAATACAGGATGCCTCAATTCTATTGGGATTATCATCTGGAACTTACGATCCTATTCAGGATGCAAGTATAATAGCAAATGAGGAGTCAATAACAAGGATAGATGCATATAATGCCATTCAGGATGCAAGCATAGAGCTAGCAGCTCAAAGCGGTACATATGATCCTATTCAGGATGCGAGCATAATAGCTCTTGAGGGAGATATTACACGAATAGATGCGTATAATGCAATCCAAGATGCAAGCATAGAGCTAGCAGCTCAAAGCGGTACATATGATCCAATACAGGATGCATCAATAATTACTAATGAAGGTAATATATCAACAAACACCTCAAACATAGCCCAGCTTGATGCTTCAGTTGTTAGAATAGATGGTTACAATGCGATACAGGATTCATCCATAAATCAAGCATTACAATCAGGTGCTTACGATCCAATTCAGGACGCAAGCATAATAGCAAATGAAGCTGAAATAGCTCAGCTTGATGCTTCAATCATCAGAATAGATGCAACTAATGATACTCAAGATAATGAGATAGCTACCCTTGATTCATCAATAGTGAGAATAGATGCTTATAATGCTATACAAGATGCTTCAATATCTGATAATGATGCACAAATAGCTCAGCTTGATGCTTCAGTTGTGAGAATAGATGGAGAATTAACAACTCTTGATAATTACAATGCTATTCAAGATTCTGCAATAGTTAGTAACAGCAATGCAATTACTACAATTAATGCCTATCAGGCAATTCAAGATGTCTCAATAGCAAATGCAGGAGTAACACTTGAATATGTTGATGGTTCACTTGGAGCAAGGGATGTATCAATAGCTAATAATGCCGCTTCAATAGTTAATATTGATTCAAGCATATCTGATCTTGATACTCTTACTCAGGGCCACACAATAGATATTGCAAACCTAGACTCAAGCGTTGCTGCTCTTGATGTTCTAACGCAAGTTCATACTGCTGACATAGCACAATTGGATGCTTCAATTATTAGAATTGACGCAACTAATGATACTCAAGATAATGAGATAGCTACCCTTGATTCATCAATAGTGAGAATAGATGCTTACAATGCGATACAGGATGCCAGCATAATATCAGAGCTAATTGGATTAACTGATGTATCAATTATATCGCCAGTGACTGATGATATACTTGCTTACAATTCAATTAATGCTGCATGGGAAAATAGCACAACAATAGTTGATGCTTGCATTGGATTATTGGTGGATGTTTCCGTTGCTGATCCTTCTTCTTATGATTTAATATCATATAATGAAACAAGCGCAGTTTGGGAAAGTGGAAAGATTGATACAAGAAGCTTTACAGCTGATACTAGAGATCCATTTGCAATACTTAATGGTATTATGTTAGATCAACCTAAAGTTGATGTGACTTCAAATGGTACAACTGTTACTCTTAATCTTTTCGATAATGCAGGAAGAGATACAATTAGAATTGTATATGATAAGGATGTTGTATATTATGATGTAATTAATGATGGTTCTTTAGCACTTACTGCTGGTACCGATGCGGCACCACAGATTAACTACGTATATGTTCCATATAACAGTGCAACATTAGAAGCTAGTACTGGAGATTGGCCAGATGTAGAATACGCAGCTGTTGCAACAGTTCTTGTTCAAAGTGCAGCAAGTGTTCAAACTCAAGGTCCATATAAAGTTCATGCTTGGACAGATCATGCTAAGAGTGGTAAAGATGTTGGTCACATACAAGATCTAAACTACTGGATTAGATACCAACCAGCAACATGGAGAAATGGTGTAGACTTAACTACTACTATTACTGTATTGGGAGGTCTTGATAGAGTTGATTTCTCAACAACATTAGGTAATTGTTTACAACTTCATAACCATGCATTCCCAGTATTTGATACAAGTACTTTAGATAGTAGTATCTTTGTTCCTAACTATCCAAGTGATAATTATAGACCTTTCACTTCTGTAGAAACTGCAATGCAAGTAGATTCTGGAGGTAATGCAATAGCCAATAACAAGTGGGTTAATGTGATTCTTTGGGGAGTTGTGAATGAGGATAATGATGATTGTAAGCTAATGTTGAACTTACCAGAAGCATTCCATAGTAGTGAAGCTAACGCAAAAGCAGATGCTGAACATTACTCAGTATATAGTATACCTGAAGACTTCATAGGTACTGCATTTTACATTGCTAAAATCATATTTAAGTACACTACTAATAATTGGGAACTTGTTGAAACTGAAGATCTAAGGAAGTTCGGAAAAGAATACTTACAATTGAACTAATGGCATATAAACAAAATACACTTTTAAGAGATGCTGATGGCAACGTGTTGCGATTTGATGGAGGGCTTGGCGTGTCACAACGAGCAACTTTTATACCTGATGATCCTAGCGTGTTCATGTCATACACCGATAGTTTGTTAGATACAGCTGATGGATACACATGGGTTTATAGGGATAATGGAGCAGAGCTCGGTACTAACAGCATCTCCTTTGCTGGTGGTTCCATGTATAACACACCAGCCCAAGCTCTTCAGGAGATTCTAAAATCACCATGCACCACAGCATTTTGGTTCAAAACTAACTTCACTGATTCTCCGAATAGGTTTCTGTTGCATCTGGGCTCAACTGTTACAGGTGACACACAAATAGCAGTAAACTACAGAACCGGTCCGCAGATTGATTTGTGGTGGTACGATACTGGTTCAGCAGTTGATAGCCATAATTACATAAACACATCAGATGATGAGTGGCACCATTTAGCTTTTACTGGTGATAGTGGAACGTTTAGCGTGTATTATGATGGTGTTTTTCAATTCAGTGATAGCTTTTCTGCTGCTAACTTTGATTCACAGATTGAGAGAATTGCGTATGGAGATAACGTGACAGGAACGGATGTTGGCATAACAGCAGAATACGATGACATAATATACTACAACAGGATACTAACGGCACAGGAGGTTGAGGACCTCTATTATTTTAGAAAAAGACAGTCATAAATATGGGAAGCAAACCAACATACATGATTTATAATGGAAAGGTAATGGAATGGAATGGTTCCATTATCAGAACTGCTGGTGATGGTAAGGTTCCATTAGATGGATTGGTAGCATATTGGGACTTTGAGGATGGTTCTTTAGCATCAACTCTTGGTAAGGATATATCATTCACCCTTGAAGGAGATTTTGATGTTCAAGATGGTATGAGATTATGGACAGATGGTGACAATGGAGATTCATTAAGAAGATATAGGCATCCAATAGATCCATACCATTTTTTTACTAATGATAATTCAACCGGAAGAATATACATCAATGATCCAAGCATAGGTCAATACCTAGAATCTCCTGAAGAATTCACACTGTCGTTATGGTTTAAACCCAGCACATTTCAAAGTGGCGATAGACAGGTTATATTTAAGTTTGATAATGGACAAACAGTTGATACATGGTATTCTCTTTTTAATCAATTCATAGAGCAAGAATATATTCTTGAGGCAAGAATTGATGGTGGTGACACGACATCACTTGATATTCCATGGCCAAACAAACCTTACACGTGGCAGCACATAGTTGCCCATTATAATGGATCACATTTAAGCATATTCATTAATGATGTGAGTGTTGGTGCTATGCCATGGACTAACTATATGCCAGATGGTTCAACAACCCAACTTGGTTTGGGTTGCACACCAACAAACTGGAAGGTGGAAGAAACTATAGAAGGTAACTTTGATAAGGTTTACTATTATGGAAGAGCACTATCCAGAGATGAAATATCAGATCTATATTACAGTGTGAATGTTTACGATTACCCAACATATTCCACAGATTCTTTATATGCAAGATGGGATTTTCAGAACACCATGGATTCTAGTATCGGAAGAACCATTACATTAATAACAACTGATACGACTTATGAAAGTGGTGTTGTTGGTGATTCATTGAAATCAGACTCACCAACAGGATTTACATACACATTAGATTCTAGCATTGTAACATTATTAAGAGGCACTGATGACTACGCAATATCCTTATGGTATAAAGGAAATGATGCATCAGTTAATCTTGTAAAACATGCATTTCAATTTGCTAACACAAATGATCTGGGTCCATATGATAGGATCAATATTTTATACAATACTGCAACTGATGGTATTTCATACCAAATAGGTTCATCAATTACTCTTGAAGGTGCTAGTGATACAGTATATGTGAATAACACAAATAATTGGCATCATGTAATCTTATCAAGATCTTCTGGGGATGTTAGTTTTTGGGTTGATGGTTCATTAGCTTCCATTAATGAGTTTGTTGGACCATTGTCATCATTTGCATCAAGAATTACAGTTGCAAGTAGAAGTGAAGTCCCAACATACGATATAGATTGTAATGTGGACCTTTTATACATATACAATAGAAGCTTAACCTCTCAGGATGTTAGTACGTTATGGAATGAAGGAATGGGAAGATATACGACACCATATTAAATATATAAAATAAACAACAAGAGATGTCAACAGCAAATAGAATAGA